GGATTTGATGATGCAATGAAGAAAAGCCTGGCCGAAGCGGTCGCCGATCTGGTCACGCCGGAAATGACGGCTGACCAGGTAAAGCGTCTTGCCGAGGTGCAGATCAAACAGGGCAATGATCTGTCTGTTGCACGCCAACTGTCTGCGATGGGTTTTGCTCGCCCCGCCGGAAGCGTACATATCACAGTGGATTCCAGCAACCAGGTGAAAGCGTTGCAGGAAGAAGCTGACAGGCGTCTTGGTATTACAGGGATGCAAGCCTCACGACGCTTCTCAAATACCAGCGGCGTGCTGCAAGTCGTCAACAAGGATTTTGCGGAAAAGGTATTGGCCGCATTTGATGCTGAACGCGGTCAACAGTTACACCGCGAACACAAGATGCTGGCGGGTGGTGACGGTGTAGTTTCCGATGTATCCGTTCCAGCCATCTTTGAACGCACAGTGATCCGCGAAGCGCTGTACAACATGATCGGCTTGCAGTTTGTAGATATCGGTACGCTACCTTTCTCCGCTTCGGCATTGATCCCTTACAGCTACCGCGATACTGTGGCGGCCGGCATCAATAGCACACGCGTTTATGAAGGCGGCTCGGTACCAAGATCAGGTGTCAAACAAACCTCAGAAACAGCTTATCCAACCCCGCAAAAGATCGCGTTTGAAGTGTCGGATGAACTGCGCTATCTGACCAGCAACGGGCAGCTTGACTGGGATGCGACATCAGAGAATGCCCGCAATGCAACTCGCATTATCGGCGAGGACTCTGAACGCATGATTTTTAACGAAATCCTGAACGCCTCAGATCAGTTTGGTGCAGTGGCAGTCACCAACGAAGCGGTTGCCACCGCCAACGGCGCACTAAATACATTCGTACTGGTGCGCTTTCCCGTTGTTCGCCCAAAAGCGATTTATGACCTTCAGGGAAATTTGGTTGGAAATATCGCCTATCCGGTCGCCATTACTGTTGCAGGCGTCGCCAAGACGGAATACAACGGTACAGGCACTCAAGCTGTAGGACTGTACTGGACGATGGATTACAACCTGGGCGAAATCCGTTTTGTGAACAATCTGGGCGTTCCGACCGCGCCGGCAAATACTGCCGTGATCGTTGGCAGCTACAGCTATGCGACCAACGTATATGCCTTCGATACCGATCAGGGTGCCGTGGCAACCGATATGTTCTGGGATACTTTGCTGTATCGCTATGGCCTGCGCAAGAACGTGATCGAATCCGATCGCTACCACATGGCCAACTTCGGTCTGATGAGCGGCACCGTTCGTACACAGATCGAGCAGGCGCGCAGCTTCATCGAATCGGGTGCTCGCAACGGCACCGCGCTGGATGCAGAAGGGAACCTCGGTCCCGTCAAAGGCGTGCCGAACTTCCGTACCACGGCACCCGGTCTGTTTATGGGTGATCAGCGCATCATCCTTGGCGAACGTGGACAGACCCGCTTCCGCATGATGAAACCTTGGGCAATGGGTCAGTTACAGGATCAGCGCGATGCTAATGGCCGCTTTACTGGAAAGAAGGAAGCTTACGGCGATCAGTTTGTGGTGCTGCATACCCCGACTCAGTTAAAGAACGCCTATACCTCGCTGGTGTTGTATTCCAGCTCAGCGCGGGTGAATCGCTAAACAACCCTCATCCGTCCCTTCCTCTTATATGAGATGAAGGGACGGATAAATCAGGAGTATTGAAGATGAAAATTCCAGTTACGAACGACACAGCAATGCCGATTTATGTTGGTGCTGCGATGATTCCCCCGGGAGAGACACGTCACTTCGAGGAAGATGATGTTCCGCACCATTTGCGTCCACAGGTTGCAGAAATCAAGACAGAAGATACGCCATTGGATCCGCTGGCTGAACTGCTGAAAGGAACTGTCCCATCAGTAGTTTTGGCGTTGCCTGATATGTCCATTGCCGATATCGAGCGGCTTGGTGATCTGGAGCAGCAAGGTCAAGGGCGCAAGGGAATATTATCGGCCATTGCCGAAATCATGCTGGCCAAGGCCGGGGCTGATTAAATGTACAGCATGTCCCGCGCTGATCTGATCGCTGATCTGAAAGCCTCATTGCAAGATGCGGCCAGAGTTTTTACAGCGACGGCAGATGCGGATTTTATCCGTCATCTGGATACCGCTGCGCTGGATATGAGTCGCAAGCGTCCTCGCACCCTGCTCGGCACACTGATACTGGAAGCGGAGGTTTTTGACTACCCAGCCCCGGCAGACTTCTACATCTACAAGTCCGCATTATGGGGAGTGTCGGCGCGTCGTATTCAAGCCTGGGACAAACGTTATCCGGGTAGATTGCCGGATGTAAGTGGCGTTTTAAACGGTTCGATCCGCGAAATTCATCTACTGCCGGCGCCGTCTGCACATCAGATCAATGTGCTTGGGTCGAGTTTCAAGTTTTACTACTATGCGGTGCATTCCATTGGTGATGCGGCAGCGGAAACAACCATTCAGATAGCTGATCGCGGCTTGCTGTTGCTGCGTGCGCAGGCAGAAGCGATGAAGGAAATGTCGATGCGGAATATCGGCAAACCAGTCACGATGCGCGATGGTATATCGAACGGGCCAAGGAACGGAACACCGCAGTATCTGTACGAACAATTGATGAAAATTTTTGAAAGGGAAGCATCATGACGCGCCGTTTTCTGGGAGATGCAGCCCGCGTAATCGGGTTGATTGCACTGGCCACCATACTGGTGATGATGTCCACTCAACTAGCGCTGGAGATAGGTGAACCGGCCTATGCCCCCTGGGGGCTGTTTGCCGGGTTAGCTCTGTACGGTGTAGCCCTGTCGCACGTGCTGCGACGGGTAATGTTTCCATATATTGATTTAAAAATCGTCGCACATACGGCCAGCCCGCATCCGATTGGTGCTGGAATCGTGTTTCTGGGCGTGTGTCTAGTATTAGCTTCCTTTATTTCACTAATGGGAAATGTGGTGCATGCCGATGAGTTGCCAGCGAACGCAAAGCAGTACTTGCCGATGCTCAAAGCCGAACAGGCGGCTTATTGGTCTGATATGCCGATGCCTTCGGCGCTGGCGGCACAGGTAGAACAAGAGACTTGTGTATCGTTGAAATCGGTGCGCTGCTGGTCGCCACGCGCTGAGCTGCACACCAGCAGGGAAAGAGGAGTTGGCCTAGGACAAATCACCAAAACTAGTCGATTCGATGCTCTTACCGAGCTACAGGCCGCAAATCCTGGCGCGTTAAGCTCATGGGGCTGGGATAGCGCCAATCTCTACGATCCACACTATCAGTTACGCGCCTTAGTTTTAAAGGATAAACAGGACTGGAATGCGATGCGCGCTGCTGACAGCGATGTTGACCGGTTGGCTTTCTCATTTGCAGCTTACAACGGCGGTATTGGCGGGGTGATCTCCGACCGGAGGGTCTGTTCTGGAACGCGGGGCTGTGATGCTGGACGATGGTTCGGCCACGTCGAGCGTACCTCGCTCAAGGCTAAAGCCGTCGCCGCAGGCTACGGGAAAAGCTTCTTCGAAATCAATCGAGAATACGTTCGTAACGTGTTGATTGTGCGTCGTGGTCGTTATGTTCAGGCAATGGATAAAGCATGAATCCCTGGGTGATATTAATTGTCATTGTTACGTGGCTGGCGAGCTTGGCCGGGGTGGGATACTGGCAAAACGAAGCTGGTCAAACACAGGTTCGCACCGAATGGCTGAAGAAGGACAACACCAAATTGGTTGAAGCGAATGCAAAAATCGCCACCCTGACTGAAAAGGCGCGCGCCGACGAACATCGATATGCACAGAATCAGGCAGATATATCCAAAATTCTCGAAAAGGAACGACAAGATGCGAAACGTAAAACTGACCAACTTATTGCTGATTACCATGCTGGCACTCTGCGCCTGCGCGACCCCGGAAACGACCGGCAGAAAACCGGCAGAAGTACCAGCGGCCAAACTGCCTCCGCCGCCGGAAGATGTTATGGTGATACGACAGCCGAACTTTCAAATGCGGCTGGTGAATTTCTTCTTAATCTCACCGGCGAAGCCGATGAAGTAGTCAACCAACTTACTGCATGTCAAAAAAATCTGCTCAGCGATAGGAGTGCACAATGACTCTCGACAAAGCGGAAACTAAAGAAGCCGTTAAAGAAGCAATCAAGGAGTGGCTGGATGAAAACTTCCTGGCATTCGGGAAGTGGTCTTTACATGGAATCCTGTCTATAGCGCTGGTTGGGGTGGTTTATTTATTTTTGACCGCCAGCGGGTGGCATAAATGATCTCCGTCCATGTCAATGACCGGGACGTGCTAGCGGCGATGCTGCGCGCGCCGACCGTCATCAAAGCACATGTCGGGCGCAAACTTGGCCGCGCCGCGCTGGAAGTCGCGCGCGAAGCAAGGCGCGCTGCCCCCAAGGCGTTCAGTACGCTAACTCAATCAATCCGCGACAGCCGTATCGCTCAACTTGAATATTACGTCGCTCCTGGTGTCAACTATGCCAGAGCGGTGGAAGAAGGAACCAAGCCACATTTTCCAAACCCAGATGCGCTGCGCCCCTGGGTGGAACGGGTACTCGGCGTAAAAGGAAAAGAAGCTGATAGCAAGGCGTACCTGATCGCACGCCATATCTCACGTCACGGCACCAAAGCTCATCCTTTTATGGCGCCAACCGCCAAAAAATTGGAAGACCGCGTGCTTAATCTGGTACGTGAAGGCGTTATTGACGGCCTGCGTGCGGCAGGGCTGGCATGAGTTCCATCAAGCCAATACTAGATGCGCTCAGAGATGCGCTGCTGGCTTCCGCGCCTTCACGGGTAGTGACGAGGAAACTGGAAGGCTTTGCGGAACGCAATGCGCTAGAACTGGAGGTCGGCATTTTCACGCTGATCAGCAAGGGGGAGCCGCGCATCGAGCAAGGATCAAACATATTGCACTGCCTGCTGGTTGGGCAGGTGCTGTTGCATGAAGAGGCAGACGGGGAAGAAATCGAAGAGGCCGAGCTACTGATGGTGGACGATGTGCGCCGATTCATAGATGGCGTACAAGGCTGCCAAGTGAGGATGACTTCGTGGGATCAGAGCCAGCAGATCGAGACGCCTTATGGCTGGATTGCAGC